CTGTCGCATCTCTAATGATAACCTGTAAATCTGTGTCAGCAAAGATCTTGAATGTATAGTTGAAGGTATCAAGAGTACCATTACCTGCGTATGAGTTCTTTACTGTAGTAGATGATATTGTCATATGTTAAAAACCTTTAAACATTGATGATGGTTTAGTCAATAAATATTCTTGATTATAATCTTTTTTCATTCTATTTTCCACTCTTTTTAGCGCTCCTGGAGACATAGTTTCCATCATGTTAAAACCTATTAAATAATCGTATGCTGTTTTAATATAAAATAAATTTAAAAAAGGTATATTACTAGTTACAGCTCTGTAAGCTGCTTTACCTGCATTACCACCTTCTCCACGAATACCATAATTAACAGCTAATAATACATCTGCTACAGTTGTTGCACCTGGTCCAGCAAGACCAGCGATAATTGTTGCTCCATCTCTTTGTTCTTTAAATAAAACGTCTCCATATAAACCAAGACCACCACCTTGTAATAAAGCTGCCATAACAGTATTCCATTTACTAGGATCTCTTGGTTCTCTTCCTTTTAAAAAATCTTTTGCTGTCATGGATGCATAACCTAAAAGACCAGTTGTAACTATAGTTGCAGCTATACCTTTTGCACCTCTACCTATATCTTGATTTGGTCCAGCTCTCATATAAGCTAAATCTCTACCTATTACTTTATTATATATAGCAATAGGAAATCCTTTAAATTGACCAAGAAATCTAAGAGCTTCTCCAAGTGGAGTACCTGCTAAAGTTCCTTGTGTCATTATTCCTTTAACTCTAGCATCCGGTTGAATTACAGCAAATAAAGTTCTATCTAACATCATTCCAGATACAGAATATTTAAACTTTTGTTTTTCTATTTGCATTTCTCTTTTACTTAAATTTTTAATACCTGTAATTTTTTTAATGTCTGCATCAGATATTTTATCTAACAAACCAACATTAATAAATTCCATACCATCATCAGCAGTTTCCATTGCTGTTTTTCTAATCACATCCCATTTATTTGAATCAATATTATATTTTTCAAATAATAATTTTAATTGTTTATTAAGTTTGTCATAAGGTATTTTTTTTTGTTTTGCATAATAGTTAGCCATACCTAACATTGCATTTTCTTTTAAAGTATTGGTCCACCAAGTTAGTAAGTTAAATTTAAAAAATGTTCTTTGTATTTCTGTTGATCTTCTACTTAAATTATCTCCTACTTGATTTCTTCCGGCAGTATCATGTATAGTTCCATCAAGCATTAAACCTAACATTTCAGCTATTTCTTTTTTTTGTTTTGTATTTTTAATTCTTGATAGCGCGCTAAATGCTTCTGCAATACCACCTAATAAAGTTTTACCACCTTGATCTTTCATTTCAGAACCATAAATTCCTAAGTCAGTAGCAGCAGATATTGCAGCTCCACCTAGTTTTGATATGTTTCCTATCATTCTTCCTATCGCTCCATACTTAGCTAAAGTAAAATTTTCTACAGTATTTAAAGATCCATCAACTACATTCCAGTATTTTTGAAATTGATTAAAATTAGCAACTTTATTTCTGTTTCTGCCTTGCATACTATTGTAAATAGATTCTCTAATACTTTCAAAATTCTTTTTAGGATTAGTACCTAATCTATCTATCATTCCAATATTTCTTCCTGCTGTCATTAGACCAGATAAAAATGTTTCTTGAAGATTACCATTTCCAAATTTTTCATGATAAGTAAACCACTCTGCTGCAGATCTAAAATGTAAAACCCTTTTACCACCAGATGCTTTTGCAACATTTCTTGAACCAAAAACATTTACACCATCAGCTATTTGTATTTTATTTCCAACTAAAGAATTATAAACTTCAACCATAAACTCATCTATATTATCTACAGTATCAAAAGTTCTTTGATCTAATTTTGGTTCTACAAAATTTCTCCATGCTTTATAATTTTTATTATAATTTATATCTGTACCCTTCATGTTTACATCTGCATCTATGTCATCCATTTTTATTCCTAGAGTTTCAGCAGCATTTCTAACATTGAATTGATCATGATTATGTTTAACAACCCATCCCCAAAGTTTAGGAATGTTTGCTCCTCTGTCATTTAACATTATTCTTATAGATTCAGAATGTTCTTCTAATAATATTCCTAATTTTCTTATTTCTGGATTTTTTTCTCTTATAGGTGGTTTTGTTCCTGTTCTTTTTTCTATATCAGTTTGTTCAGCTCCAGCATCTTCCATAACCTCTACTATTCTTTTTTGTGTTTTAAGATCGGCATTAGTAAATAATTTTTCTAAACCTTCTGCACGAAGTTTTTGTTTAAAAGAATTAATTAAATTTGCTTGAACAGTATCTTGTAAGTTAGCTACAGAGTTTCTAGCACCAGCTCTTATTTCACTTGATCCAACTAATAATGCTAATAAACCTTCTTCTTCAATACCTTTGTAATTATCTAAAATAAATTCTATTTCTTTTCTTACAATAATTTCATCATTTAAAGCATTAGCTCTATCTATTACTTTTTGTGCTTTTATTTTTGATGCTGCATCTTTTGCTATTTCATCTACATTTATTTTATCTATACGAGTAAGCCTTCTTTCCGCCATAGCTTGCTTAACACTATTCATGATCTCTTCTTTTCTTACATTAGTAAAAGAAGAATCTCGTAATAAATTATTTAGTCTTGTTATACATACATTCTTAGACATAATTACCTACCATTAATACAATTAATAAAATCTGCAGCAGTATCTATTAAATCTTTTTCTCTAGTTTTTACTGCATCTAAATCATCTTTTGTTGATTGAACTGTTTGTTCTCCTGGTTTTGCAGGAAGTTCTAAATCCAAACCTCTTTCAGTTTGTTTATTTCTTAACTCTAATAATCTTTGTTCTATAATAGGAGTGTCTGCTTCTAATGCTTTAAAATCTTTATTAATAACTTTTTTATTAAAGTTTTGTAATTCTAATTCATCAGTAGTTATTTTTTTTGTACCTTCAATTTTAGTTGTAGGAGCTTCTGATTTTCCAGATCTAAGAGTTGCATCAGCATTAGCAACACCAGTTACATCTACAGGATTTTCTTGAGCAACATCACCTATAGCTTTTTTTAATAATAGCTCTCTAGTTCTGGGATCTGTTTTTTCTAGCTTCATCATTATTTCGCTATTTTCTGGGTAATATTGTTTGTATAAATTTAATTCTGGTTCTCCACCAGTACCAGCATCTAAATCTTTTTTGTTTTTAATTAATTGTTCTTGAAATTTTCTAGCAGTTCTAATATCTTTTAATTTACCTGCGCCTACATGAAGACCAGTTCCAAGAATAGTACCAAAGCCAATATTTAAAAAACTATCTACTATTCCATAATCTGCTTGTACTTGTTTTGCAGAACTGTAAACAATAGGTTCAACAACTGCTGCACCAAAAGATCCTTCTACAGCACCTCTAATTGCTCTAGCTTTTGGTAAAGTTGTTCTAGCAGCTAATTGTGCAAATCTAGCTTGACCAAATACAGGAATAAAAGAAGCTCCTATGTTTATAGGATCTAAAAAACTACCACCAATACCAACTGCTAATTTTGCAGCACCAACATAAAAACCACCAGAAAAAGGATTCCATGATCCTTGTGGTCCACGTTCTAAAATACTTTGTCTTTCTCTTTCTTCTTTTTTTTGATCAACCATAATGTCAACAACAGATTGATATTCATCATTTTCAAAAAACAAACCTAAGTCTGCATATTCTTTATTTAATTCTTCTTTTTTAATTGGTTCTACACCTGCTTCCTCTGATTGATTTTTAGCATCAGAAATTTGATAACTTTTATATAATCTATATGCAGGATTAAAGTTTATAGTTTCTTCGTAAGTAGCACCTAATACTTCACCAAAAGAAGTTTTGTATTGATCATAGCCAGACTCTTGAGCTGTTTCATTTACGTTTAAACCAAATGCAAAATTTGCCATATTACTTTATTCTATTTACTATTACACCTAAAGCCATAATTGCAGCTAAATCACTATCCTTTTCTAAAAGAGAAGACATTTCTTTTTCAGATAAATTTGAAAGATATTTAACTGCTGACATTTTATCTTTTTGATATTTAGAAAGAGCTGATTCAAATTTTTCTCCAAAGATTGCTGAAGAATTATTTAATAAATCTAAAGCTGTTTCTGGTTCAACTTGCCAATAAGATCTTGCTGGTCCACCACCTTTTTGAACTTTTGTTTTATATCCAGATTCTATTTCACCAATAGCATTACCATATTGAATTAATTGTGATTGAGATAAACCTTTATCATTTTCAAAAACTTTTGCAGCTACAGCTATAGATTTTTTAGCTTCATTAGGAACTGTATATTTTTTATTTAAAACTTTTAATGCTCTTTCAGTTTTCTTTGGATCATTACTTGTTTGATAAAGTGTAGTCCAATCATTAGCTATTTTTTCGTTTGTCATAATAGGCATTTCAGATGCTTCAGCATTCATTGAAAATGTTGACGCAATATCTTGCATACCAATAGTTTCTCCAAAAGCTCCTTCTGGAACTTCACTTGGTCTTTTTCCTAAAGTAAAATCTTTTTCTGTCATTTTTTCTTGATAACCAAAGTATCCTCTAGATTGTTCTTTTTTAGTTTCAATACCAAAATCAATTTCAATATCAGTTCCAGGTACAGTATCGCCATCATAATCTGCTGGAAAATATAATGGATTTCCATTTTTATCTTCAACAATACCAAAACTATTTCCAGATAAAACAATACCAAAAACAAAACCTTTTCCATCTGGTGTGTTTCTCCATTCTCCATTTTCTTTCATTTGATAAAGCATTTTTTCTGTAAGCTGTTCATTTGTAATGCCTTCTTTTTTAGAACTAAAAGTATTTAAATCTATTTCTGATAAATAATTATTTTTAATAAGTTCCATCATTTCTTTATTTCTTTCTACTTTTGCAGGAACTATTGTTTTACCTGTAGTAGAATCTATAAAATTTTTTGGATAATAATATGTATCTTGTATATCAAAATTTTTAGTAAACATCTCTGTTGCTTTTTTTGCTGCTGCATCAAAAGTTTTTACATCACCATTATAAAACTCATTAGCTCCATATCCTGCTAAAAATTCAACAATATCTTCAATTTCTGGAATAGTATCACTAGCATCAAAAGGAACATTTCTTTTAATAATGTTTTCCATATCTCTAAATTCTGAAGATTGTCTAATAGCTGTTCTCATTTTTTGAAAACTTATTTCTGAATCACCCATATCTTTTAAATTTTGTTTTAAATCTTTTAAAACATCTGGATTATCAAGACTTAAAAATTTCATTTTATCTTCTTGAGTTGCAAAACCAGCACTTACAAATTTTGCTCCTTGTGGTAATCCATCAAGCATTAATTGAGCTAATGCATCATCTTCTAATTCGCCATATTTTGTTGCTAAACTTCTAAGCATAGCTTCTTGCATATCAACATTTTTATCTTTAGCTGCTTGTTTATAATTATTAATAAATTGTGATGAGGCAGAATTTGTCATTACTTTTTGATTAGTTGCTTTAACACCAATATTAGTTTGAGCTTCCATTATTTTAGCAGCAAGTTCTTTAGAAAGAATTGATGATCTTTCATCATTTTGTTCGTTATCTAGTTCTTCTACTAAATTTTTAATTTCAGTATTAGTTCTAATAATATATTCTACAGGATCTTTTTTTATATCTTCTGCTCTTTGTGCTACAACAGAGTTATAAAATTTTTCAATATCTTTTGCTTTATCATAAAGATGCATTTCTTTTGCTTCATTAATAAAACCTTGAGCAACTTCAAATACTTCTTCTTCTTTTGAAGAAAGAATAACTTTTACATTATCTGCTGTATCTCTAAAAATACTTTCTTGTTGTATCATTGCATTTGCAGCTTCTTCTGGAAGAACTTCTGATACTAAATCTAAATCAAAAGGTTCTACATCTTGACCATCATTTATTTGTTCAACATGAGATCTCCATTGTGTTTCAATAAGAGGTATTAAAGTTTTTTTAGCTTTATCGATTAATTTTTTTCTTGAATCATATGTTAATCCATCAAAACTTTTTTCATCTTTTAACATTCTTAATGCTTCTCTAGGATTACTAGAAATCTTTTTTTCTGCTTCTAAAAATTTAATTTCATTAGGTATTCCAGAAATTATTTTGTCTAAAGCAGCATTAGAAACTTTTCCTCTATAATGAGTATTATATAAATTTTCTAAATCTTGAGATAAAACATTATAATCAAATCCATCTTTAGTATCTAAAGCAGTAATCATTAATCTTGATTTTTTTTGATCAACTAAAGTATCTAATTTAATTAAAGTATTATTTTGAACTTTTGTACTTGTTCTAAAAATTCCTTTTTGAACTTCAGACAAAGCATAATTATTAAATAAAGTTTGTGTATTTTTATTACTTGCTAAGTTAGAATATTTTTGAATTAAAATATTAGATTTATTTTTAACAATAGATTGAGCTTGTTCTTCATTTTCTAAAATACCTGCTTCATCATAAACTGATTGCATATCTCTAATAAAATCATTTTCTAATTTTAGAGCTTCTGTTTTATTTTCAAAATCTTTTTGTTTTGTTTTATATTCTACAAGTTCTTTAGTAAGTGGAGCTAATGTTGCTCCTACAGTTTGATCTAAACTCATTTGAATATTAGATTTAACAGATCCAACTTGTTCTGTGATTGTTGCTTGAGTTGTGAATGTAGGTATTTTAGGCATTATTCATATGCAAGATCTGATGTAAATAAACTTTTACTTGATCCAGCTCCTTGAGTGTATGATTTAGTTCCGAATGGTGAACCACCAGACATTGATAATAGACTTGTTGATGTTGATGCTATAGTTTGATATTGTGCAAGTCTTGCTTGTTCTCTTGCCATTTGAGCATTAATTCTTGAAAAGTTTGCTTGTTCAATTTTTTGAGATTGAGCAACTTTAGAATTATATCTCATAATATTTTCTTGCAAATATTTCTCTCTAGCATTTGCTGCAGCAATTCTATATGCTGTATCTTGTCCAGCAACAACACCAGATTTAGCAAGGCTTACTTCTACTTGACCTTTTAATTTTTGATACGATTCATCAAATCTGGCAATGTCAAATTCAGTTTTTTTACTTATTTGTTCTGCTTCAGCTTCAAGAACTTTTGCATTACGTTCATTAACAGCTTCGTTAAATTTTCCAATCTTATTTTGTTGTGATACTGTTGCTGCACCTATTGCACCAACTACTGCTGCTTGCCATCCCATTAGAATAACCTCGCATACATATACTGATCAGAACCATCGAAACCAAATTTTCTCATTAAACCTTCTTCCTCTAAACCTAACCATTTAGCAAATTTTAAACCAGTTGTATAGTCAGCTCTTATAGCAGTTTGAACTCTTTTGATATTGTTTTCTTTAGCAACTCTTGCAAAATCTTTTTTAATAGCTTTAGCAACAAGTAAAGGATGTTGCAATACTTTGTTAGTAGCGATTACCCAACCTTCTGCGACTTCTCCCCAAACTATTTTCATACCTGCTGCAAAGATAGGTTCACCATCAATCATGCCAGTAAATGCTAAGTTATCTTGTTCTAAGTTCATTGGGTTGCCATCAAATTCCATATCTTTATCCATCAATACATGATTCATTCTTTGCTTCATAATGTATTGACCATGTTCTCCTTTGTATTTAACAATATTTAATATGCTATCCATCGTTTGTTTGT